TATCTGTCGGAGTCCCCCAGGTCAGGCTCAAGAAGCGCCTTTCCCTTCATAGGATAGCCGAGGCTCTGCATGATGCGGGGTTCAGGATAACACTGCATAACCACGCGAAAACTCGCGCAAGGTGGCTGAATGGATAAGTACAGGCTTGTAATCAATCCTCCAGTGTGCTTCGGGAAGATAGCAGAAAACTATTGTGACATATGCTCGACCCGCTGTAAGTCCTGCGTGGCATGCGTCATTTGGCAACTCGGTACCATGTTAAGAGAGGGGAATATTCCTACACCTGAAAAGAATCAGACAACGGAGCAGTAATTGAAAAACGGTAGCGGAAAGAACGGTAAGCCTAAACCTCGCCCTCCGTATAAGTTTGATGATATAAAAAAAGCCGCTTACTTTGAGTCGCTGAGGAATGGTCTAGGTAGGATGGCCGCAGCTCGCTCAGTAGGTTGCACGCCTGAGTGGATGGAACGGCTCATGCGCCGGGATCCTGAGTTTAAGCGGTCTATCTCACAGGCTGAACTGGAAGCAAACCAGAAGATTGAGAACGCACTTTTCAACGCTGCCGAGTCCGGCAACGTAGTAGCTATGCAGGTCTGGCTTTATAACCGGATGCCAGACCGATGGGCAGACAGACGTAGAATGGAACACATAGGAGGAGATAAAGACTTGCCAATACGTGGGGAGGTAAAGCTGGTAATTGACGACAACATTGTTAGAGAGGCCGTCAGCATCCTTGCCGACGCAGGCGCGCTCCAGCACATCTAAGCGCGAGTTACCTTGGAGCGAGTTTATCCCACACACGCCAACATCGAAGCAGTTGGCCTTTTTAATGCTTAAATGCCTTGAAGCCTTTTATGGTGGAGCTGCTGGCGGCGGAAAGTCTGACTGCCTACTTATGGCTGCGCTCCAGTATGTTGATGGGCCGGGTTATTCAGCATTACTCCTACGGCAATCCTATTCAGACCTTGCCCTACCAGGAGCCCTCATGGACCGAGCCGAAGAATGGCTATCGGGCACAGGCGCACAGTGGACCGACAAGGAAAAGACTTGGATATTCCCTTCCAATTCCACGTTGACCTTTGGGTATCTACAGAATGAGCGCGATAAGTATCGCTATCAGTCAAGCCATTTTCAGTTTATCGGCTTCGATGAACTTACTCAGTTTACATCGAGTAGTTATCGCTACATGTTCTCTAGACTACGTCGGTTAGAGGGCGTCGATATTCCGTTGCGTATGCGCTCTGCGTCAAACCCTGGCGGCCTTGGCCATGAATGGGCGAAGCAAAGATTCATCGTCGAAGGCAGAGAACAGGGCAGGCCGTTCATCCCCGCAAAGCTCGAAGACAATCCTTTCCTCGACCGCGACTCCTACATTCTCAGCCTCATGATGCTGGACCCTGTCACCCGGGAGCAACTGTTACGCGGCGACTGGAGTGCCCGGAAGCCTGGGGGGAAGTTTCGCCGGGAGTGGCTTGAGGTCGTCGATAATATTCCGACCATCATTTTACCAAAATGCAGACTCGTAAGGTACTGGGATTTGGCAGCGACCGAAGAAGCGCGGGGCAAGGACCCTGACTGGACGGTAGGTTGCTTAATGGCAGGGAGTCCGCGGGGCATCTATTACATCCGAGACATCAGACGAGTTCGAATGACCCCAGCCGGCGTCGAGGAGTTGGTCAAGAGTTGCGCCAACATAGACGGCAGGACAGTTCCCATTTACATGGAGCAGGAGCCCGGGGCCAGCGGCGTCAACACCATAGCCTATTATCGGCGGGTCCTCGCCGGCTATGAATTCCATGCGGTGAGGAATACAGGGAGCAAAGAGGTGAGGGCCAACCCACTCAGCTCCCAGGCAGAGGCCGGCAATGTCAAACTCGTCCGGGGTACCTGGATCACGGACTTCATCGATGAGGCAGAAGCCTTCCCCAGCCGGGCCCATGACGACCAGGTGGACGCTGCAGCCGGAGCATTTGAGGCTTTGACGATAGGGCAAGCGGGCACTCCTTTGGATGCCACCGAGCCCATGCCTACAAGCGAGCCATCTGGATTCGGCGGACTAAGGCGGAAGGACTTCTAACCTGAATTGAGGCGATTATGAGAATAGGCAATATTGAAATCAAACTTGCAGACAAGAAGCCACCGGCCAAACCGACTCTGGGCGAGATGGGTGGATCCGGCACCATATTCTTCCAGGGCCTGCTGACTGAAGAAGAATATAATGCCGATCTCAAAGGGGCCAAGTCCATCGCCGTCTACGATAAGATGAGGCGTAGTGATGGCCAGGTCAAAGCCGCTTTGCTTGCCTGTGAGTTGCCGCTCCGGTCTGCCACATGGTCTATTGAGCCAGCCAGCGAGGATGCCAAGGATGTCGAGGTCGCCGATTTCATCGAGGAGAACTTGCTCAATGGCATGACCATTACCTGGGACTCTTTCCTCCATCATGTCCTGATGATGCTTGCCTTCGGGTTCTCTATATTCGAAAAGGTCTTTGAGTCAGTCGACGGGCAATATCAATGGCGCAAGTTCGCCCCCAGGCTGCCCAAGTCTCTTTATTCCTGGAAACTGGATGAGGAGGGCGGGCTTGCTGGCATAACCCAGTATGTTCAGAAAGGCACGACATTCCAATTCGTCGATATCCTGGTAGAGAAACTTCTTGTTTTTACCCATGACCGCGAAGGCTCTAATTTTCAGGGGATATCTCTGCTGAGGGCGGCATATAAACACTGGTACTACAAAGACAACCTGTACCGCATTGATGGCATAGCCGCTGAGAGGCACGGCGTAGGGTTGCCGGTGATGAAATACCCCCCTGGCATCACAGAAGATGACAAGAAGCGGCTGGACGCCATAGGCGAGAGCCTGCACGCCCATGAGCGCAACTATGTCCGGCTCCCCAATGATTACACTTTTGAGATGGTAGGGATGCAGGGTCAGGTCCGCAACATCATTCCCTCGATCGAACATCACGATATGCAGATTGCCCGCTCAATCCTCGCGCAGTTCCTCAATCTGGGTGACACCAGTACTGGCAGCTTTGCACTATCCCAGGATCAGTCTTCTTTCTTCCTGATGTCCCTCAAGGCTATGGCGAAGAATATCTGTGACACGATGAACCGGTACGCTATCAAGCAGTTGGTGGATTACAACTTCGAAGTCGACCAATATCCCAAGCTCGCAATCTCCAACTTAGAGACCAGGCAGACTAAGGACCTAGCGCAAGCAGTGAGCCAACTTATCACCGCAGGTGCTATCACCCCCAATAATGACCTCGAAGCGGCACTCCTTGATATATTCGGCCTTCCTCCTCCACCGGAACCGAAGAAGCAGCAGAGTGAGAAGGTATTCCAGGGCGCTGAGGTCAAGAAAAAGAGGGAACTCAAAGACGCTGAGACCCATGTCGCTTTTGCCGATATCAATAAGGCGCTCGATGATGCTGTAGCCGAATTTGTCGCTGCGGCCAGCAAGATTCAGAAGAAGCAGATTGACAAACTCGCCGATGTCGCAGCCAAGATAATTGAGAAGAAACAGTTGGGCAAGGTGGATGACATCGATGTTCCTTACCGCATCGAGTTAGCCAATGCCATCCAGGGCGTGCTCGAGAGACTCTATCACTATGGCCGGGAGCAGGTGAGGCAGGAACTATCGAGTCAGAAGAAGGCCAGGAATTTGGCGGAGCCGCCGTTTGAGCGAACCGTCATCAATCCCGAGGACATGGCAGCAATCAAGGCGTTTCTGTCTTCCCGGGCAAAGGCGACTTCAAACATCCTGGGCATCAAGCTCAAGAACGCTGTCACCTGGGAATCCTTGAAGCAGATGAAGATAGGGACGTTGGACAAGGTCGCCTTGCTGGAGAGCATGACCGAACTCTCAGACAGGGAACTCAAGTCGGCAGCCCAATATAGTGTCAATGAGGCATTCGGATTTGGAAGAGGAGCTGAGGCAGCGACGCAGATAGGCGATATTGATAGGGTGTTCTACTCAGCCATCATGGACGAGAACACCTGTAGCCACTGTGAGGCACTGGACGGCCATGAGTGGGACTCTGACGCCCCTGAGGTTGAACTATATGCCAGCGGCAACCCTGCTTGCGATGGGGCTGGACGGTGTCGATGTCTGCTTGTTTATGTCCACAAGGGTGAAAGTAAGGCGGTGAGATAATATGACACCCACCCAAGAGCAAGCCCTGAAAGAAATCTCGAAGGAAATCGACCAAAGGAAGATCATCAGATGGGGCAAAATCATATTCACAGTACGAGACGGTGATACTACCTTTGCTGACCTGAATGAAACCTACGAAATTAAGAAAGGGAGGAACCCGAAGTGAAAAGGAAGCAAAAGCCATTAACCGAACTTCAGCAAAAACAACAAGAGGTAGACGAACTTCAGAAACAGTTACAGGCGGAACAATTATTCCGCAAAACCTTCGAGAATGAATACAGGAAGACGAAGGCCATCCTTGATACAATTTGCCAGCCCCTTGTAGGGAGAGGACGTTTTAATTGTTACATAAAATGGGAACTTGGAAATAAAGAATTATGGGGTTATCCCCGCTCACTTTGTTTCCAAGTTATTGAAAACGTAGCAGAATACTTATGCCATGAATCGTTCTTGCATCATTTTGATGATGACGATTGAAACCCTTAGATAGAATAACCTAACAACTGAATAATAGCCCAACGGAAGAACCGCAGGCTTTTGAGTGGAAACACTCGGGTCTGCGGTTCTTTTTTTGTTTTCAGGAGGTTTCAGATGCCATACAGCAAAGATAACCCGCCAGAGGCCATTAAAGGCTTGCCAGAGCACGCCAAAGCCATCTGGATAGCGGCCTTCAATAGCGCCTATGAGCAATACCAGGATGAAGACAAGTCCTTCGCCACCGCTTGGGCTGCGGTCAAGAGAATTTACGAACAGGATGTCGTCGGCAAGTGGGGCAAGAAGGCATCGGAGGTAAACATGGAAGAGATGATTGTCATGGCCGATAGCAAGTCGGTGATGCTATTTCCCTTTGGGAAGTGGAAGACGCAGAAGTACGGCCTGCTCGATTTATCAAAGGAGTTCGCCCAGAAGATAGTAGACAACTTCCAGGCTAAGGTCTTGGGCACTGAGCCCTTCTTCGATGACGGCGGGCACAACGAGGACAAGGCGAGCGGCTGGATTAAGGACCTGTTCATCAAAGGCAATGCCCTCTTCGCTAACGTGGAGTGGACATCTTTGGGCAAAGAACTCCTCGGCGATAAGATATACCGCTATCCATCAGTCCACATAGACAAGCACAAGAATCCAGTAGACGGCAAGGAATATTACCCGGTGCTCAAGAATGTCACCCTGACGAATATCCCTGTGATGCGCATGCTTCCCGCTATCGAACTGTGCGAGGCCGTGCAAAGGGGCTATGTCGAGATGGCATTATCGGAACTGGAAGTCGAGGCTCTATCCCCAGCAGGACAGGAAGAGGACAAGAAGAGACTAATCGCCGCTGCAAAGCAGGCCGGCGTTGGTGAATATTCAGAGGAGGTTGAAAAGCTAATGGAGAAAGAACTCAGAGAAATCCTCGGCATCGATGAGAAGGCGGATGTCCTAGAGGCAGTACGCGGTCTCAAACAGGCCAAGGAGAAAGAGGCTCAGGACAAGTTGACCCTGTCTGAGCAGGCAACGAAGGCCGCAGATGAAGCGACGAAACTGAAGACCGAAGTCGACGCCATCAAACTGAAGATGGCGGAGCGCGACGCGTCTGATGCTGTCACCGCCGCCATCAACTCCGGCAAGGTTGCCCCAAAGCAGAAGGAATGGGCGACCAGATACGCTCTTAGCGACCCCAGCGGTTTTGCTAAGTTCGTAGAGACAGCCCCGAAGGTAATCGAGCTTGGAGAGCACGGCACGTCGGGCAGTGAAGCGGATGGGATATTGACCGAAACCGAGGTCAAATTAGCTGAAAAACTGGGCGTGACAAAAGAAGCATTGATTGCAGCCAAGAAAATGGAGGTTAAATAACCATGACTGTTTTGAGTGCAGATAGAGAGACATCCCGCAAAGTAGGCGGGATAAAGTCCTACCTCATGGGTACGGACATCATATACAAGGGCGGGATGGTTGGCATTATCCCCGCCGGATTAGCTATGGCAATGCCTGTCGCCGCTTCCGCCATCGGATACGTGTTCGCCGGTGTCGCCCTGGAGAAGGTCGACGACAGTGCAGGTGCTGGAACTAAATACGTGAGGGTCTACACCGAGGGAGAATTCCTGTTCGATGCGACCTCAATCACCCAAGCCATGACAGGCCAGAACATGTACCTCGTCGATGACAATATCTTTGACGATGAGCCCGGGTCCGAGCAGATCGTCGTCGGCAA